TTCCATTTTCGCACCTTTCGCATAATCCGTTTTTGATGGGGACGCCGGGTTTGTTGCAAACGTAGCAGTGGCGCATTAGTGCAGATGCTTCTTTTCAAATCCCACATAAGCGTCCATAAGAAAGTCGGTGTAGATCACGTAGCCCATTTGACACAACTTAAAGACAAAGTCTTCGTCGGTGGTGGCGTAAGTCAAATCTTCCATGATTTTAAATTCTTCTGATGCAGGAATTTGTTGATTCCGCTTTTCTAAAAGAGTCATCACATGTTCACGAAAGCCGTCATTATCTTCAAAAGACTTGGCAGCTTCTACTCTGTCCGCTTTTCGGGAGATGCGCATGTTTGGTTTGAATTTCATGGTTATTTTTTCTCTCTGTTGGTAAGCTAAAGATCAATAAAAAACACTCTATCGCATACACGGGTTACGTACAAGATGAACACCAAACTTTATTTAGTTGAATGGCGGGATGCTTGCGGGGGAACGAAAGAAGGTTGGAGGCCGCTGGAGGATCTGAAGCAGATTCGTGAAGCGACGGTATTTTCCTGCGGAGCGGTTATTCACATAGATGACGAACGCTTAATTGTTTGCCCGCACATCATCCCCGACGAACATGGAAATGTGTCTGAAGGAGATGCGGAGATTGCTATTCCTATGGGCTGGGTCATAAGCATTACGGAACTTGAACCGTGAACCGTGATCCGGGGGGCGAGTGGGAAGACGCGTTAGAAGAGGCGGACAATTACGTGGAAGAAGATCCGCTGGCGGAGGTTGGTGAGGAGTCGATGTCGTTTTACGAGCGACGATTCAAGTTAATAGAAGAGGCGGCTAAAAAAATTCGCAAGAAGAATTAATTTTTTCGCATAGTTTCTGAAATGATGCTAGACCAAAAATAAAGATCAAAGTCGTCCATGTTGGATTTAAGTTTGTTGGCGCGGTCACAGACTAATCGAACGTTATTTACTTCGTACCCTAAATTGGGGTTTATCCGGTCTATTGAAATATTGGTTCCTCTTCTCACTCCGCTGTTACCGTGCTGTCCTTCGCTTCCCCATGTCATGGGAAGGCCGCTTAGGCAGCAAAGTCCCTTTTGTTTTTGGAACAGGTCAATAAAAAAAGAGTCATCAACTTCTTTTGACACGGAGAGGGCGCGAGTAAATGCTCGTCTTTTCATGTCTCTTACTCTAGCTTTAATGTAATTGACATGATTTTTATGGACGCTGTCGGAATTTTTCTTTGAATCACAAACAGAACAGAAAGCCAGTTTTCGGCGATACCGGACTAATTTTCCGTCATTGATAAATCGGTTTGGGTAATCGGTTAATTTCTTTTCTACACCACAGTCATGGCACACATACTTCTTCAACCGCCTGCCCCTACATGCGATTAAGGGACCCTTATACTAAAGTCATAATTAATAAAAGCAACCCTATGATTAAATAGTCCTTCCAATCGGGCTTGGGGCTAGATTCTTTATCCATCTTCTTGCTCCTTTAAACGGTAGTAAATAACGTGTGCGCCGCAATCCGAGCAACTCAGGTTGCTGGACATGTCGAAGAACTCTTCCTCTTCTGATATATCGTGGTCTCCACCCCAGATTAGGCGGCCCCTACAGTACCAACACACATCCCCAGATTGAACCGGGGGCCGTGAAACGTCGCGCAAACTCATTCTTCAGTAGACTCCACTTTGTACCAGTTTGAACAGGGGTCCGTGGCCCGTGACTTGTGCAACGTGCAAAACCATTTGCGCTTACCAACTGGTTTGCTGTGTTTACATGTTCGGCATTCGACGGACAATGGGAGAGATACTTCCCCCTTTGGCCAACAATGCGGACGGTAGTTGCAATATCGGCAGTTCCAGTTTCTAGGATCGCTAGAGATCTTTTTTGCTGATCCGTCACGAACCACGGACATAACTTTGTAAATTAGGGAAACATAATCGTTGTGGTTGTAGGGCACATGTTCTGCATGATAGGTCGAGTTGTTTTTGTTGTACGCGACAAGCCACGCTGCTTTGGCGGTAGACAAGCCCATCAACAACTGCATTTGGTAGTAATAAATTGGGTGACTTTTATGTATTCCTAAATTTTTAAAATTAATCCATTTTTTATCATTCATGGATTTTATTTCTAATACTTCCAGAATAGGTTTTTCTTTATCAAAAGCAATAATTCCGTCCGAATGACCCCGGAGGTGCCCCCCGAAGGCGGTGTATTCCCACTGTTCTTTTGTTCTTGGATCGACCTCGTAGACGAAGGCCCCACTTTTTTTTAAATCCCTAACAACAATTTCTTCAACTATATGCCCCATTTCAAAAATTCGCTGCACTGCGGCAGGGATTTTCTTTTGCGGGTAACCTCGTAGGCTAAACTGGAGAAAAGCGTGGCAAGGGTGGCCGACGTTACTTGCACCTATGTAACAACGACGCTCCGCCTCGAAATCTTTTTCTGTCCCAAGGTCAATGGCTTTAATTAGGTCCATGTTAAAATTGATCCGTGAGCCGTGAAGTATGGCTATATACGATAATATACGTTGAGGTTTAATGCAAATGATTGGCCCCGAAGGTTTTGATGAAGCTATCCTTGGAATTGGAACGGTTTACACAAAAAATGGCCAAAAAGAAGTATTGGTTTACGACGTACAAAAAATGATAAAAATCGTGGTGGACGACAGTATCGACATGACATGGGACGAAGCCAAAGAATTTGTGGAGTTTAATATCTTAGGTATTTATTTGGGAGAAACAGGGCCTTGCTTCTTGCAAGCTGCGGTAAATCATTTGCCGCCCGGAGATGAAGATACCATCCACTAATAAAAAAACCCCCCATTGCGGGGGGCGGATCGGGTTCAATTAAACTCACTTTGGGAGAAAAGTTTTGTGAACCCTAAAACGTTTGAAAAGACGGAGTCTCTGCAATACCGTCAAAGCGAAGTATACCAATCGGGCTTTATCACCTCAAGAATTTCTTTAGTGGCTTCGGCTTCCGGGACTACAGACAAATCGGCCTGAATTGCCATAGTTCGATGGAACCGGTTTGCCATTTGATGTGCTGCTTGCACGGCCAGTTGGGCATCCTGAGAATCTACTCCATGGTGCCATTTACTAGCTCCAGAATAAGACGGTCCAAGTACCAGCGGGCCTTCCGCAGGTCCTCTACGGGCTCTTTTTTTATCTCGTATCGCCATACGTACTTTTGAATGTTCCCTTTGAGATACCCCTGAAAAGCTTCCGGGGACATGCTGGCCTTGATGCAGTCAATGCACTCGACATCACCTTGGTTGTAATGCGAAGGGCAGCTTACGTTGTCAAAGTTTTTTGGCATTTTTTTCTCGTTCCGCATCAACTTTTGCTTTGAGAAATTCGTGCCAAATGTGCAACTTATCGAAGTCAGACCTGTTTACCTTGCCTTCTTCGTAACCCTTCTCTAATTTTTTTAAGGCCTTATCAAACTCGGCCTGCATCGTGCTAAACGTCATATCGAATAACTTTTTGAAGTTAAAGATTCCCCGCCAGATTCTTTTTTAAACTCAGAAACTTGCTCGGCAACGTATTCTTGATCCCGCCCAGAAAGATTTTCTTGCTTCCAAGATTCAACAATATAACGAAGTTGACCGCTAATGGTTCGGCCTTCTACCCTAGCGATCACTACAATTTCTTCATACACGTCGCGTGGAAGCAGTACAGACTTCCATTTTGTTGTGTCCATGGGATATCTCCTACAAAAGTATGGGAAAGTATAAGGCTGTTTTATCCACTAATCAAGCTCTTCGCACTCTCCCCAACTAGGGCCTAAATCTACATCGCATTTATTTGGAACCTGCAAAGGAACCGCCTGCTCCATCTTTTTTGCTAATTCTCGGGCTTCCTCAACGCTTTCCACTGAGAAAGCAAGCTCATCATGCACCTGAAGCATAGGGACGCTCCCTGCGGCACAAACATCAACCATCGCCTGCTTGGTCATGTCCGCAGCCGAGGCCTGTATAAGTCGGTTGAGAGCTTTGTAGGTGTATGCGCGTTTAAGCCGTGTGGTGGGCCCGTGAGTCGCGATGGCTTCCTCACGAGGTAGCGCCTTGTGCATGGCAAAGCTGTCCGGCTCCCACATGTCAAATCGGCACTTTCTTCCGCGCAAAGATCGCAGACTTCCAGAAGACCGTGGGTCGTCAAGCTTATTCTGTACGCCCCGCATCAGGCCTTTTACGAAGGGAACCTTGTTGTGATATTGCTTGGTCAGCGCCTTTGCTTCTTCCACACTAAGATCAAGTTGATCAGATAGTTTATTGACGCCCATGCCGTACATCATGCCGAGGTTGATAACCTTGGCCTGCTTTCGCGGGATGCCTGCCATCTCGCTCACCATGCTGTGAAAGTCCATGTTGGGGTCATTGCGGTAGCCGTCTACAAAATCCTCTACTCCGGGCATCGGCATGTTCTTGTAGTCGCCGTAGTTCTTAGCGAAGTGAACCAAGATCCGTGGCTCTTGTTGCGAGAAGTCAATCGCCGCCCACTGCTGACCTTCTTCTGGGAGGAACAAAGAGCGGATCATGGGGCCCAGTTGTGGATCGCGGGCCGGGATCTGTTGAAGGTTGGGTGAGTTCATAGAAATGCGGCCCGACACGGTCCCGCCGTCGTCCGAGCGCAATTGATTAATGTGGCTATGTATTCTTCCTTTATGTGTGAACTTTAATATGCCGTCAATAAAGTTTCCGTTGGTCTTGTTGAGATTACGAGCTTTCACAATCATCTGAGCAAGCTCGTGCTTGTTCTCTGTTAAAAACTGTTTTGTAAAACTAGGAGAGCCCTTTTCAGTTTTTGGATAGGGTAGGCCAAGTCCGTCAAACGCCTTAGCAATTGACTGCGCGGCCCAAATCTCAACGTTGTTACCCGCCAAAGATTTAATTTGTTTGATGACCTCTTTCTCTTGCTTCATTAGAACCTGCTTGGTCCGTTCAGCGCGGTCAATGTCCACCCGTATGCCTCGCAAGGTCATGTCCACCAGATGTGGAAGCAAGTCAATCTCAAGTCGCCAAACGTCCCAAAGATCTTCCCGGTTCAACAACGTTTTAAAATGGTGCCAGAGTTCTAACGTGATCTCGGCATCGGTCTCGGCATATGGCCCGACGTACATGGCGGGTAACTTCCACATCTCGCCTTTAGGATCGACGCCAAACTCCTTGGCGGCCTGCACCAAAGTCTTTTCGGATTTTGTCTTGCCCAGATGGTCGTAACAAAGAGCGTTTAGGCTGTAGCTAAACCGGTTTTCATCAATCAGACTAGCTGTAATCATGGTGTCGATTACGCGGCCCTTAACCTCAAAGCCCATGGCGCGAATCCAACCAAGGTCGTACTGAGCGTTATGCATGATTTTGTCAGCAGGTGACTCAAATACTTTTTTAAGCCACTTGCTCACAATGCGCTTGTCGAGGTTACCCCCACCGGCATGGCCGACAGGGATGTAACATTTCCACCCGGAAACTGCGATGGCATAACCCACCACCTCGCCATCACACGTAGGCCAGCCCGGTCCTTTTACCTTTAAATTCGGGTCGCGGGTTTCTACGTCGATGGCGATTTCGTCCGCGTCAAAAATATCAGGAAGCTCCATAGGAGGAACCCAATCACTTTTTGGAGGGAACATGGCCATTTGCAATTTTCCGGTTGTCATTACGCTACCCTTTTCTCGCGAAGAATTGCCTTCTCAAAATGGTTGCAGGACGAACACCACCAACCAACGCGTTTTTTTTGTTCTGCATTAATTATTTCTTCCGCTACTTCCCCGCAAGCGGGGCATTTAATATGACTCATATCCGTGTCTTTTTTCATAACGCGTAGGACCTTAAATAATCTTCTGGTTCTAGTATGTAGAGGTTTTGAAGTGCCCGCGTCACCCCAACGTAAAAAACGCGGTGAAGATCATCTCCCGGCGTATCTAATGCCGCAGCGGTCAAATCCGGCAGGATTACAACGTTTTCTGCCTCTCCACCTTTTGTGCCGTGGATCGTGGACAATCTAATTCGGGGCGTGGCGTTAAACTTCTCGCCTCTGCGAAGGAGGGCAGTAATGTAGACTCTGTCCCCCTCTGGTATTTTATCCATGGCCTCATGCCAGATCATTTCATCTGTGGCCAATAGACCGAAATGTTCTTGTAAATCATCAAGTCCAAACATTTCGTTATTGTCAGCGGCTATTCTTTTGTGACCCCGTTTGATACGCACCCCGTTGCCGGACATAAAAGAGTAGATGGCTTGCGCCGTGCCGCAGGTAATCACCCGCCCTTTCCGCATGGCCTCCCAGCCATTAATAGCCAGCGACATTTTTTCCGGGATAGATCTTCCGCCGTTTTGACGCTCAAACAGATAGCCGCCATTTTTTAATTCTTGCTCTATTGGGTAAAGCATAAAACGCGCTTGTGCCATAATGATCCAAGTTCCGTGCGACATGTCTATAGAGCGAATGTCCGGGACACGCAGTATTTGTCCGCGCTCTTGCCGAGGGCGGTACACTTTAGGGAACCGGTTTTGAATGCGCCCCGCAATCTTTTCGGCAAGCTCGTGGATCGCCGCAGGAACACGGTAGCTTTGTTCTAGCACCTCTGCGCCGCCGGGAAGGTTAATGAAGTGATCTACGTCCGCCCCCGCCCAGCGGTAGATAGCTTGGTCGTCATCTCCTGCTACAAACATGCGCTCAGACCTGCCGTCTAGCTTGTGAGCAATGTCCCATTGAAGCGGAGACAAGTCCTGCGCCTCGTCTAAAAAACAAATCTTCATGTGCGGGACAAGGTGGTCCGCCTGCTCTACGAACATCTCCAGCATGTCGGTGAAGTCGATTAAACCAAATGCCTTTTTATAGTTTTCGTAGGAGTCGGCCACATACTTTACTTCCACCCACGTAAAGTTAACTTCACTGTGGTTGTACTCCGTTCGCAACGAAGTTTTTTTAGTTTTTGCAAGGTTTATTAGCTGAAGGATCGGATGATCTGTCGCTTTAAACGACACATCCTCTTCCTCGTGCATAGTGCCGCTTAAATTAAAACCAATGGCTGCCGACAACTCTTTGTAGTTTTGCCGCCCCATCATTTGATTTTCCTTAACCCCTATCAAACGGTAGGCCAAAGAATGAATGGTGCGAAAGTACGGAAGATCTTTGTCGGGGTCTAAGTCAAAACGTTTTGCCGCCCGCTCCTTGGCTTCGTTAGCGGCCTTTTTAGTGAATGCAAAAAACCCCACTTGTGATGGGGTTATTCCGCTGTCTAAAGACTTCTCCACCATGTTCAACAAAGTGGTTGTCTTCCCGGTTCCGGGTGGCCCGAAAATACGAAACATCAGAACGGGTCCGTGGTCCGTGTTTCAAAATTCTTGGACTCCACCTGATCGTGCGGGATGTCGCTAACCGGAACGCGCCAAACTCTTATGGGCTTACCCTTTACCTTTAACAATACGGACTCGCCATTGATGTCCCGCAACCGCTGTGCCACTTTGTGCGTCTTGAACTCGCTAAATCGGTTCTTGCGCAGGAAGCCCTCAAAGTCTTTTAGCCTAAAATGCACGGCGTTGTTTTCGTCGTCTACCCACGGCCTGCGCAACAAAATTTCTTCACGGTCTTCCGCCTTCTGAGTCGAAGTGCAGAACTCGTCAAGATACTCGTAAAACTGACCGTTAATACTGGCGTCTTCGGACACCTCCATAATGGAGCCGTCTGTTTCTGCCATTTCTTTCATCAGTTGATTGATGCGGCCTTCCCACCCACGCTTGGCCATTGTTTGCGGCATGAAGTTAAGCTGCTCAATACACGCTTTTTGAAACACCGCTTGATTTTGTAGCCCCTCAGTATCTAACTCTAAGGGCACCCCGTTAACGTCTAAAAACCAGACAGGCGGGATAGAGTTGTACTTTCGTAGGTTAGCCACGGCCATGTCACTGACCGCCGCACCAATCCCAAATTTTCGGGTTTGGCACAACTCGCGGTTACAGTAAGGCTGAATGGGCGCATCACTACACCGATAAGCGTAGTCTTTTTTGTCCAACTGCTTAACTACGAGGTTAACTTCATTGAGTGGTAACGGCGGATCAATGTAGGACATGTTGTGGTGCAAGACTTCATCTTGCCACGTATCCGGGTACGCTTTGCGAAGGTACACCCCTAAGCTGAAGAGTCCGTTGTTTCGTCCCCCTTCGCTAATTTTTTGGGCGCATAGGGTTTGGAGACAGGGCGGGCCGTCCACGATTGCGGTGTTTTCAATTTTTTGGTGCGTGATTGCTTCAAGTTGTTCTGGTGTTTGTACGTGCGCTTCATGTAACGCAAAAAACTCATGTAACGTCGCGGCACTACCGTCATCATTTAAAGCATACCTCAACCCGTCCTCCGCATTGAAGTACGGCATATTGAGGAAGTTCCCTATGTCACCACGATCTAAAAAAAGCTTGATCTGTTTGGGAAAGATTTCACTTCCCCCATACCCTAACCCACTGGCTAAGTGTTGTAGCGTGGACTGCATTGTTTTTGCGGTGACCCACTCGCTACTAAAAAGAAAACAATGTGCGCCTCCCGACTTGGATCGACATATTACCAAAGGCATCTTGCTACGGCGAATTTTTTCTACCAGCTTAGTGTGGTCAAGGGGATATTCGTCAATATCAATACAACCCCATTTACAAGAGTCGTCTTCGTTGATGGGGATAATCCCTATCCCTGCCCCAGTGCCCGCTAGATGCTGTTCAAAATGCTCCGTGGTCCGTGGTTCGCGAACGACTCTTGCTTTGCCGGTATTCTTGCCATTTGCTTTAGTGCTGTCGATTTCAAACGTGCCGTAGGCCTGCTTGAGGCCATCAAAAATAGCCGCAAATCTTTTTGCATCAGACATTTATTATCAACCAAAAAAAGGGGGCACGGAGGCCCCCTGTAACAACTTAAAACGGCGCGTCGTCAGATGCGTCATTTCCCTCAGTGGTGTGCTTGACCTCTACGTCACCGGCTTGGATGCTTTCGGCAAACTGCTTGGCTTGACTATATGACATAGCATCATCGACCACGCCTTCTAAGGAGATGTCCCAGCCATGCCAAGATCCTTTTGAGTTCTCTTCAGAAATAGTTTTCAGCAAATAAACGTGACTGAAACGAGGCGGAGTGAATGGGCCGTTTTTTCCTACCAACGTCCGTTGGGCAATAGTGCTGTTCCACTTACGGCTTTTTTTAAGCTGCGTAGCTTTCATAGGAATTAACGCCGTTGTTGTGCTTCCATCTGCATCAAGAATCAACACAAAGTGCTGATGCGTTTCCTCCAAGTACGTGCCGTTGCCGCCGACGACGTAATCTTTGTTGTCGTCCCCGCGATCCGTTTTTGGACGACCTTCTTCTGGGGTATAGATATTCAAAGGAGCGCCATTACCCGAGCCCCGAGGAGCCCACTCAACAAAACGCCGCTGATAATGGCAAGGTATGACACGAATACCGGTTTTGCCAGAGTAGACCTGATTTGACACGGTGTTGAGAATATCTCCGGCTTTTGCGTTTTCCAAATCATCCAAAGTCGGGTCTTGGCGACTAAGCACCTTGAGGAAAGGCAACGCCAAGTCGTCTTGACCCATGTTCTCCAATCCTTTTCCAGCATCTTGCTCGAAAATGCTAGGATCAAAGGTGACGATACCATTGTCTTTTTGCTTTTCTGCTACTGCTTTTGTCATTACTTTTTCCTCGTGATGTTAGCGCGTTGGCCGACGTAGGCCCCAAAAAGTTCCATGGGAAAAGTTTCTCCCGTTTGAACCCGTTCTTTTACCCAAGCTTTCAAGGTGCTTGGGTGAACCTCTGTTTTTTGCTCCGCCGCGTAACCAAGTCCCTGAGCATAATCGATAAAGTCAGAGGCTTCTTGGTCCTCGCCCCGTCCAAAACCACAGCTAACAGTATTTTTGATGAGGTCATCGAATCCGTTAGCGCGTAGCCAATTAAAAGCAGTTTCGCGGTTTTCCGCCTTGATGTGTGCGCCGTAAGTTGGACGCACACTCACCTTGGAGCCGTCCTCAAGTTCAAATGAATTGAGGCCCAACTCTTGCAGCATCGCGGGAAGGTCTTCGTCGGTAAGTTTTAGCAGTTCTCGCTTCGCTTCCTTTAACTGGTCGTCCAACTTATTGACCATGTCTTCTTGATTGCGAACAGCGCGAGCAATCTCTGCTACGCTAGATAAGCCGGTGTTTTCCATTTTCTCAATGGCGGAAGCGGTGGCTTGATCCGCTTCCATGTCAAAGAGCAACTCGCTCATAATTTCTCCTTTCGTTATCAAGCCCTTGTTGAGGGCTGGACGCACAGTGTAGGGTCGTATATCATCGCATGTCAAGCCTTTGGGAGGATTTATGTACCAATACAAGACCGATCCATATGATCATCAAAGAGAAACGTTCGATGTTTCGTGGCAACGCCCGTATTACGGGTTGTTTATGGAAATGGGCACGGGCAAATCTAAAGTAGCCATAGACACTATGGGCGCGTTGTTTGAGTCCAACGAGATTGATACGGCGTTGATCATAGCCCCGAAAGGCGTTTTCGATAACTGGGTAAAAAAAGAAATACCTGCGCACTTACCAGAGAGAATTCCATGCAAGTTGGTAAAGTGGCAACCTAACTTCACTCAAAAATTTCGCGCTGAAATTCAAGCCATTGCAAGTCCCGAGGACCGTGAGCCGGGATTCCTGCACATGTTGGTTATGAACACTGAAGCATTTTCCACTCAAAAAGGCGCGTCTGCGGCACAGAAATTTATTAAGCTAAACCCCAATTGTTTAACCATTTTGGACGAAAGCACCAGCATCAAAAACAAAAGCGCACAGCGCACCAAGAACCTGATTAAAGTGGGGCAGGCTTCAAAATACCGGCGCATTTTGACCGGATCGCCCATCACAAAAAGCCCCATGGATTTATTTAGTCAGTGCATGTTTTTAGATCAGGAAGCGTTGGGATTTGCCAGCTTTTATTCGTTTCAGGGCCGGTATGCCGTAATTCAACGCAGGAGCATGGGAGCGCACAGTTTCAATCACGTTAGCGGTTATCGTCGATTAGATGAGTTAGGAGAAAAACTAGATACGTTCAGCACTAGAGTTTTAAAGAAAGAATGTTTGGATTTACCCGACAAGGTGTACCAACGTCGTGAAGTCAACCTTAGCAAAGAACAGGTTGTTCTATACAAGCAAATGAAAGACTTGGCGTTAGCTCAATTAGATAAAGGTACGCTGGCTACCACCGCCTCTGTTTTGACGCAAATAATGCGCCTACAACAAATATGTTGCGGCCACCTTCAGCCGGACGAAGGACCCATTCAAGAAATTAACAATAACCGCCTTGATGAACTAATGAATGTTCTTGAAGAAGTTAATGGAAAAGCAATCATTTGGGCTACGTGGACATACGATATTCATAGAATAGAAAGGGCCCTAAATAAAAAGTGGGGCAGTGGTGTAGTAGCATCCTACTATGGCGAGACCGAGCAAGATGACAGACAGGCAATTATCGAAAGATTCCAAGATCCCGACTCCGAGTTACGTTTCTTTGTTGGACAGCCCCGGACAGGTGGATACGGGATTACTCTGACTGAAGCAAATACGGTGATTTACTTCAGCAACAGCTACGATTTAGAGATCAGGCTGCAATCAGAGGATCGCGCACACCGGATTGGCCAGAAAGACAACGTGACTTACGTTGATCTGGTCAGTCCGGGGACAATTGATGAGCGTATTTTAGCCGCTTTGCGAGATAAAATAAATATCGCCGGAGATGTTTTGGGCGAAAGTGCTAAGGATTGGCTTATTTAAGCAGGTCCTTGTCGCATCATCAACTCTGATGCCAGCCTACCAATGTCGTCATTTGGGCCCAACACCTGCGCAGTTCGCTGTAGCGACTGCGGCGTAAGCGGGGCCGAGGCCGGAGGCGCGGGGGGCATGGGCGGAGGAGCCGCTTGAGCTACCGGGGGCGTTTCTTTTGGGGCCGGAGCTTGTGCTACGCCTAGTATCTTAACCAGATAGTTCTGCGTTTCTTCTGGTAGCGTAGCCGGATCTCCCTTATAGCTTTTCGCCGTAGTAGGTCCGGCGTTATAGGCAATCAAAGTACGAACGGGATCTCCGTCAAATAAAGAATACATGGCTTCAAAATATTTTCGTCCAAACGCTTCATTAACTTTTTCAATTCCCAATAGTCTAGAAGCCTCTCTCACCGTGGGAGCAGGAAGTCCGCCCTCGGAAGGCTCGGCCACATCTTGCACTTCTACGCCAACACTTCTTGCAACGTCAAAAATACTTGGCGCACCGTATCCCGGTCTTGCTGCCGTAGGGGGCATAACCTGCGCAACGCCTAACGCACCTTTTTTTGAGGTTATAAGTTGGCCCTGCGCATTAACCTGCCGATTTCCAGATTCTTGTTGAAGCACCCGGCTCCACAAAGCGTCTTGTTCGAGAACTGTGGGCTCTGAAGGCACCGCTTCTGACGGCATGGCCTCGGGAACCGTGGTCCGTGGCTCGGGAGCCGTGGTCCGTGGTTGACGTATTACCGGGGGCTTACTTCCCGCGTCTAAAGAACTTGTTTTGGGAAGTGAAACCGGCAACATTTCAAACCGTCCGGTTTTTTCTGCTAGTTCTTCACGGGTTCGTGGCGGAAGCCCCTTAAACTCTTCAGACTCTGCCTGTTCGACAGCGTATGCTCTTCTTCCAAGCACAAACCCTTTGCTCAACATCCAATCTCTAGCCAACTGGAACATGCTTTTTGCTTGGCGTTTATCCCGAGGAGTTTTTAACATTTTTGCAAGAAACTGGGGGTCGCTAAGAAGCTCTTTAAAAGCTTTCATGTTGTTTACCCCAGACTTGCTTACAAACAGAGAGCGTAACGCCGCAGAGCCCGCTGAAGCCGCAATCAAGCTTGCCTCACTGCCACCTATCATGCCAGACACGCTTGTGCCCATTTTTGCGCCTATAATTCTTAGCGCCAAATCTCGCAAAGGACTGCCGCCTTGTTTCAAAAGCTCGTCTAATCCTTCTTTTGTTAAAAGAGATTGAAGCGCGGTCATTTCAGCCAAATACGTTTGTATTGCCTTAAAATCTTCTGCGCCCAAAAGATTTTTGCTTTGCATCCACTCCGCGAGAGTTATGGAAGATCCCGGCTTAACGGGCATAAACAAGCTGTCGTACATTTGTTTAGGATTTAAATCCCCGTTGCGGTTACTTGATCGTGCAATAGCCCAATCCATCATACCCGTCTTCAAACTTTCCCGAGCTTCTTCACGAACCTCCTTTGTAACATCTGTTACTCGGGCATTTGCAATTGTTCGCCATATTTGATTTAACTCATATTCAGGCCGCTCAGAACTTAACGCGCCGCTAATCGTGGCGCTAGGTGTTTCATCCCCCTTCGCCACCAGACGTTTGAAAGACAGCCGCTCTCTTGCGTCTTTTCTGCTTAGGTTCGCTTGATTACGCGCAGTATTTAACAATTCATATGCGGCATCTACGTCATTTAAATCGTTTGCTAGGCGTTTTGGAAACATCGCCAAAAGTTGTTGGTTGTTTGGGTCTTCCAGCCAAGCTTTTAACTCACGAGTGTTTAATTCTAACTCTTGCGCCGCGTCAGCACCTTCTCTTGGGCGTAAAACGGTTCCTCTTATATTGCGAAGGGCTCTTTCTAAAACATCGGGAACATCGTTAACAAGGCGACCAATGTCTATTTCTTCTGTTAGGTCGGTTAACTCAATGTCTGGGTTAACGTCATCTCTAAGAAATTGACCTACTCGCGATATTTCTTTTGTGTTTCTTAAAACACGATCCGATCTTCCTGTAAATAAAGTGCGAACGGCTTCTTCAGGAGATAAAGCCGCGGCTCCGGTTGATTTAGTTCCAAGCAACATTGAAGGGGCGGCAGCTCTTGTAAACACATCATTAAGCGCCCGACTAAATGCTCTCGCCGCAGTAATAGACGCTTTTGCGTCTACCCCAGTAATATCATCTATCGCCCCGGTCAAATCTTGATCAACAAGGTCAGCCATTACTTTGGCCATTCCTGCTTCGTCGTACTTTCCTCCCGCAGTAAGTTCTCGGTTAGCGGATAATGCTTTCGAGCGCATTTCTGTCAAGAATCGACTTGAAATTGAAATGGGTTGATCGCTCATCCTTAATTCTTCAATTAAGGTGCGCAAATCAAGTATTTCATCGGCGGCCACCTCTTCTGACGTTCTTTGGGCGGCGGCAGTGGCACCTTCTGTCAACTCTAGTTGTGCCCGTGCAGTAGCCATTCGATTTTGTAAAAGCGATGTCATTTGTTCTAATTCGGCAGTCCTAAACTCGTCTTCAGGAATGTTTCTACGCCCGCGGGCGGCATTTGTTAAAGTTTCGATGGCGCTTAGGTCACGTTCCACCGCCAAAATTTGTTCTTCGGGCGTCATTCCTCCAAAACGCGGACTATTACTGGCTAAATCCAATATGTTTCTCATGCCGTTTTTGGTGTACTGCGACATGTTGTCTAAAATTGTTTGTCGCCGTCGGCCTAAGCTGGCTAAAGTTCTTTCCACCCTAGTGCGAGTTTCGGATGCGTTTGAATCTCCTGCATCGGACCCTCGTTTACCTAAGCGGCTGGTGTCTACCCCGGCATTATCTAAAATTTCTATGATATAACTAACTTGCTGTTTTATCGGGGCGGGCAGGTATTTAAGACCCGTTCGGCTTGCGGGAAGGCGGTCCATAAAACCAAACAGGTTTGGAAGTCGTATTACTTCGCCAACTTCTTCTCCTTCAACAGGTAATGCACGAAATACATTAATGTCTGCTTCCGGCAGGTTGGAATAAAGAAAACGCTCCTTTGCCCTAGCCGCAGATAAAGAATTAGTTAAAACTTCTTGTAACGCAGTGCCTACTGCGACATCTGTTTCTCCTGTGCCAACTCTCCGTGCGGCCTCTAATACCCGGCCAGCGCTTTGATCCAATTTATCAATAAGGGCGCGTTCCATGGTATCTTGAAAAGCACTTTCTACTTGACGCAATGCCGCCGCATCACCAATCATGGCGTATGCCACAAGCATCTGCTTGTAGTTGTCAATTGCCTTTTTAACGCCCTCTTGTCCTTGAGCTTTAAGGTCGGGAAAAAGACCTGCCATTTCATGCTCAATACGGAGAAGAACCGGACTTTGAGTTATTGTTGCCGCAGTAAACTCTCTAAATTGCGGGTCATTAGCAATTTCTTCTATGGCCGCGGCTATTTTTTCGGGGTCTTCCCCAGCTTCTTTTAAACGCTCTTCGATGATATTGACTACATCAACATAGGCTTGCTCTTGACCTTGTCTTGAAAATAAAGAGCTAAGGGGCACTTCTTTGTTAGCAGGGTTTATGGCCGAACTAAATTTTTTAAGACCTCCAACTACGGCGTCAAAGTTTTTAACAACAAAGTAAGGCGCTCCAATAACATAAGGAAGAGTTAGACCAGCGCCAACTCCACCGACCATTTCTAAAGGAAACGCGCCCTCTCCTTCCAAGTATTCTTCGGAAAGATACCTTCCCCCGGTTGCGCCCGCTGCAAAAGAAACCTCTTCCCCGGCAGTTAAAATCCGGTTTGTGGAGGCTCGTTGCCCCATTTTAGGAATCATTTCCTCTGCTTTTGCAATAAAGCGTGTAGAACGAGGGGGCTTACGTGCGGCCTCTTTAAAAACCGCCTCTGAAACGGCTTGTGGAACCGGGCCGACCTCAAGGGTATCGCGCAGTTTATCCATTTTTGTTCTGGTTATTGCCTCTACTGCTTCTTTACCGCCAAAGGATATCGCTTCTTTTGCGGTCATGTAAGGCAATGGAATAAAGCTAGTAGCAACTGCCGCTGTTTCTCCAACGCGCTCCATGCCGCCGCCTCTTTCCGGGTCTACAAGATCGGGGGCTCCAAAAAAATAATCTCTAAGCGCCTCAACCGCTTCTTCCCCTGCAATTTGGCCAGCTATCCCCGTAGCTACGGGAATCAAAAACTTAGCGCCAACAACGAAGGGATTTGGTACTGGAGGAATGGCGGTTTGCATGGCGTAGCCTGCTTTTACTCCTCCAACAAATCCCCCAAGGCCGCCCGCAGAGGGCCCTATTTGCTTTGCAAATCCTTTTGCAAGAGAACCTTCCCGCATAGGCTTATTGTCTGGGTTTCTAAGAAAACGGCGAATTATTTCTTCGTCGGTTATCTGTTGGTTTCGTTCGTTTTCTGGGAGAAAACGCGCCTGCCCCAAAGCAAGCGCCTTATAGGGATCTTCGTTTTTTTCAAAAAGCGACGGGTTTTTTTGTTGTAAAGCAAACGCAGTGTCCAGCGCCAACAACTTTATTGCTGTCGTTCCTTGTGCGTACCCCTCTTCTTCCGGGTTTCTTCTGAGGTTTTGCTCAAAAAGATCTGACGAAATTTTCGGGTAAATTAAATCAATCGTCATGTCCCCCGAAGGATCGGGCACCGGACTTTGTTGTAATTCTTGCTCCGTAATATCAGCGGGCTGGATTTCTTCTGCCTGAATCTCTTCTGCCATTATTGAATACCCGTCTGTCCGCCAGTTTCTTGAAGCCTTGTTTCATACCCGGTAAATCGGTCGGGCGTAAATTGCTCTTGTCCCGGTTTCGGAACGTTTCCTAACATAGTGCGCAACAATTGTATTTCGCGCATATTGTTTTCGGCCTGTCTTCTTTGTGTCTGATCAAGTCCACCCGAAGCCAATTCTCTTAAATTTTCCATGTAAAGTTGATCCGTCACAGCCATAATGACCTGAAGCTTTTGCGCCTCTACTTCGGGGTCAGCAAAGAACTGATCAGGATTAGGGAAAAGGTCTGAAGCCAAAGCCATTTCGGCCACCGGGAATCTTGAGTTTGATACAAGGGCAACTTTACCAACAAACCGAATTGATCGAAGCAAAGCCCTAAACTCTTCTCTTCTAGCATCTCCGGGGCTTAAATCTGTCGCAAAACCAATAAACCGGTTTATGCCTGACTCAAGGGCCGCTATAGGTCCGGTGCCCTCCATGGCCGCTTGATACGCAGATCTTTTTGCGGATTCAAGGTCCTCTTGAATAAGGGCCGTATCTGTTAAATTAAACGGTTCTCCCGTTTTTTCTGCGATTTCGTCTTGAAGCGCCGCCCCAGTGCTAATAAGTAAATTAACATTACTGCCCGAAGTGATTGCCGATGTGCTTGGAGCTATTCCTTCTCTTTCAGCTTGCTCAAGAATACGTTGATATTTGTTTTGAGACCCTATGGAACGCTGAAGAGCGGCAACTTCTTCTTTAGAGATGGCCGCAACACTAACGCCCTCTCCTGTGGGCATTGCTAACGCAACACTAGTGCCATCTTCGTTTTGTCCAAGGTATGTTCTTCCATTATCAAAACTTTCAACCAACTCTCTTGTGAGGCGTCCCTCTTCACCCGTTGGACGTTGAATAATATAGTTGGTCAGGGTTTCTGCCTCTCCCGTACCCATTTTTCTAAACGTATACTGTCCGTCTGTTTGATACTCGTGGTACCGAGCGGCATCGGTGGGTTCGTTAATGTCTAAAATAGCAACTTCATTGCCCCTATTGTCCAGAACAATTCTTTCCTCTACCCCCAAGGCGGCTCTTCTTGACGCCGCAGCAATTTGCGCCACAAGCAATTCTTTCTTTAGCTGCCGGTCAAAATCTTCCTCAGCTATAGCCTGTTGCATGGCCGTGCCTAACGCACCTTGCTTGATTCCTCGTCGTTCTTGCTCAAGCGCCGCGCCTCGTTCTTGAATACGACCTGCAACAGGTGCGGCGGCACCCGCAAGCTGTGAAACAAACGAACTGCCTGCTTCGGGTACGCCTGCGGCTAACTGCAATCCGCCTTGCGCAACGTCAAAAAGCATTTGCGCTTTGGTGGCATCCTTTGATTCTTGGTCCGCGCCCAGTATTTCTTGGTACAAGGGTAAAAGATCTTCGTACCTTCCTTTCACGGTGTCACCAAAGCTCATTACATTTTCTGAAGCGAAACCTAAAGGATCAAGGGACATGGCGGGAGCGGTAGCCGTCATGCTACTACCTGCCTGCAAATGAGCCACCTCCCCGCCTTGTCTAAAATTTTGTGGGGCGGGGGCCTCCTGCGCCCCTGCGGCCATCAAACTACCGACACCCATTCCCATGTCGGTAGGAGCGCCACTCGCCGTAGTCATTTCTACGTCGCCCACTAAACCTTGAACTAATGCCCCGATCCCGCTATCCATCATGCCTTCTTCGGTCATCATTACGACCGGTTGAACCATGGCAAGTACCGATTCGGGGGTTTGATTTGCGTCGTCTTGGCCAACAAACCCCGCAAGCTCGCTACGGCGAGCCTCTAGGCTTTTGTCGTTACCTCGCAATGCATTGATCAAGTCCTCGGTGGACTGAGCCTGATCAATGCCCTGCATCATGTCTTGCGCGTACTGCGCACCTATTTCTTGTCCACGGGACATAGCGCCCGCCTCTGCTTCCTGCAACATTGTGGTCTCTGGCCCCATGTCTTGCGGCATAGGTTCGGCAGGGCCACCGGCCTGCCTAAACATTGGTCTATTTAATACGCTCATTAAAAGAATCCTGCGCTTTTAGCACCACCTACGGCGCTAAGGCCAGCAATGCCTAGCCCTGCGGCTTGTTGGAAGGGAGAAGGCTCTGAGCCTCCGGAAACCGTTACAGATTGTTGTGCGCCCGGAGTGCCTTTATAAATATCACTTAAAAAGCTTAGTTGCTGATACGGATATTGGAAGCTTTGCATATCATTCATTCTTATTGCATCAAGACCGGCTTGAGCCAAAGCTTGCTCTCTTGCACCAAAGGCTTCCATGTTCTTTATATCTTGACCATACATATCTTGCACCAACTGACCCAATCCTGCGGACTGTAGGCCTTGCTGACTTAATTGTCCCCCCAACGTACCGCCCATACCTGCCAAGGTGTTCATGTACTGGCCCATTTGCCCGGATTGAGCGGCCATGTCCATCATTTGACCGACGTTGCCTTGCTCTAATTGGCCATATTGAACGCCCATATTACCTAGCAATTGAGCGCCTTGTTGACCTCGGCCCATTTGATCTTCGTAAGCTTTTTGCGCTTGTTGAGCTGCTTGCTGATACCCGCCCATGCGAAGTTGCCCGGCGGTTCGCCCTTGCTCTTCCATTACATTTTTGCCTAACTCTTGCTCTGCAACGGCTAGTCTAGATCCACCAAACGCTCCCGAGGCGGCGGCTTTTGCCTGTAGCCCTTGCTCTCGAATATCTCCTTCACGGCGAATATCTTTCATGGCTTGTTGAACCACCTGATCTTCGTAGGGGTTCATAAAGCTTTGGGTGGAGGTGGGGTCAAACCCGCCATACGTCTGGTCTAATCGATTTTGTGCGCCCGTTTGACTGCTAGAAGGAACATTCATGTACTGATTTTGTCGGCTGGCAGCCTCAGACAATTTTGATTGCCCTTCCCTTGTCGCGCCAAAAGCCTCGCCAAGACCCCCAAAACCATAGGTTTCAATGGCTTCTTGGCCTTTGTTCATCAACCTCCCAGCTTGGTCAACATATGGCGCGTACATGCCGATGCCGCGCTGTGCCATATCTTCGGCTTGTTGTTGCATTTCCGAAAGCAGTGCCACCTTGTAATCTGGGGGCATGAACTGCGCGTTAGGGTCAGCATTGAACTGCTTAAGCTGATCCTGCATGAACATGTTGACTTGTTCTAATAATTGAGTGCGGTACGCCTCAATCGCGGGATCTTCGCGGATAATCTGAGTAGTTGTTTCAGCCACGAGCGGCGCTCCCCTCAAAGTTTTTCATCATTTGATACATTCTGTTCATTCCCTCTTTACGGCTACCGTTCCCTGCGCCACGAACGGCTCGTGCTGTCATGACAAACTCACCGTCAGAGAGCATTGCGGGGATATCGTCGGAAGTTTCTGTTCCGGGCCCCCGAATCGGGCCGGTTTTTCGCGGGAAACTACTTATGTCTCCACCATTTGCAGCAGCTACGGAGCGGCTTGGAAGAAGATTACCTTGCTCATCCCGTCCAATTGGAGTGTACCCGTATCGCTCTGGGTACATTCGGATGTAGTCCTCGCGTGTCATGCCGCCAAAAAAGTCGTAAGGCTCGGGCATTGGTTGAGCTTTAAAGCCCCCGGCCAGCCCTATTCCAGCCAACCCTAGCCCCGCCATGGGGCCATACTTTGCTAGCATTCCGGGCTGCGGCATGTTGCTTAATATAAGGTTAGCTTTCGCGTTTAGTGCTTCAAGCATCCCCTCTTTGCCTGCGGCGCTGACCAACGTTTCATTCGCGTCAGAAAGCAATGCATCCATTACTTGCTCTTTTGTTACCGCGCGTTGGCCTTTAAAAGCATCAACAAAGTCTCCTTGCTTAATCTTGTCAAAAAAGCTTGTGGGCGATCTAGCCGAAGTAATCAGGGCATCTTGAGCGGGGGATGTAGCCCCAGTGGTGGCGGCTTCTGTGGCCCCCGTGGTGGCGGTTTCTGTCCCTTGCATTAAAGATTCTTTGGGAACAATAGTGCCACTCGCATCCGTAGTAAATTGACCGGACTGTAACTGACCTAAGATATCTGGTTGTGCGGTTTTTCTAACAATGGCACCACTCGCATCCGTAGTAAATTGACCGGACTGTAACTGACCTAAGATATCTGGTTGAGTTGTTGCTCCCGCCATACCTTCTTTAGCCGCCGCCATGACGTTGTCCGCACCGGGCATGGGCGGCATGATTTCAGGGCCCGGAGTAGCCGGAGCCACGTAGTCGGGAACACCTTCTGAAATTTTAGAGGTTAAGTCGCTAGGTCCGGGAAGCGTGGGATTAACACCCCCGCCCATGCCCGTAGGCAAGCCGCCCTTAACTCCCGCCATAAATTCACCGCCCTTCATGACGCTACCAATGCCCGACGAAATACCGCCCACGGCACCGCCAATTAGCGCCGCTTTGAAGGCGTCTTTAAGGTTTCCGCCTTGAACCAAAGTGCCGATGCCGCTACCTAGCGCACCTGACGCAATGGCCCCAAGGCCGGGGAACAAGAAGTTTAGGCCTACCGAAAGAACAATCGGTGCAATCTTCTTAAATACTTTAACTACGCCTTTAACGGCTTTTTTAATGCCCTTAAAAAGCTTTTTGAGGAAAAACTCAGGCTGACCCGTGACCGGGTTAATGCTGTTTAGCTCGTTGCCTACCACATACCGTTCAGGGTCAATACCCATCTCTCGCATACGACCAAACAACGCCTCTTTCAGCGCGGGGTCTTCCTCAAAAACCTCCATGGGAATGACGGTTTCACCGTCCGCAACGTGCGCAATTCGGTTGTCCCCTTCACGACCAAACTCCGCCAATTCATTGGCGGCAGGGCGAATAATCTCGTAATCAATGCCGGATAAAGCATCGTCCGACCAAGACCCCGAGGCCGCTGTCAAAAACGACGCTAACCCACCTTCTGGAACCTCGTAAGGTTGTTGCACAGCGGTTGCGTTCATGTATTCATCCCATAATAATGCGTTATTGTATCAAACCCCTTGTTTTCAATCTATCTATGGGGTTGACACCGTTACCGAGCCAGCGGACCCCGTACCCAAAACTCCGACAGGGTGCGGCTTATATGTCAGTACAATTTTTAAATCCCCGTCCACTTGAAAAACAGCCCCTATTTCAAGGTTAAAATCATTTTCTTGCAAATTCGTCAACGTAAGGGCCGTGTGCCGTGCATCACCGGGATTCTTGAATTGCTGAAGAAACACGGAAAAAGAACGAACCACTTCGGCCATATACCGAACGTCGTACTCCAGCGGCGCAGTAGGAAATTGAGGTAATACAAGCCGTCTGTTGCTCATCGTTTGCCGTCCGGCCTAATGTCTAGGCGTGGGGCACCTAAGCGCCATTGTGTTTCTGTTTGGTTGGACGCCACTTTTATAGCAAAACTGCGCCCTCTTAGGCGCAAATGCACTTGATTAGTAAACTGCTCTACGGGGCTGGTGGCCGTTCTGGTTACGGAAGCGTCATCCTCAGAATCATAATTAGCGCCGGGAAAGTCCCTAACCTTAGTGGTAAAAGTTGCTGTAGGAAATGACGTTGTAGAATTTTCAAAGGTAATGTCTGGAATAAGTCTGCGAATAAACGAAAACTGATCTCCTTCCCCAAGGTCCATTTGACTTGACTCAATATACGCGTTAATCGCGGTCACCGGGTTTGTTGTGGTGTCGTCTAAACCAAGCTCTTGAAAATATTGTTTGCCGTCAATAAAGGTTGAAATAGGAAAATCGCTGATGCCTCGGTCAACCCACGCGGTACGAACCAAAGTCCCGTAATACCACGCCTGCTCTTGATAGTTATACACTACGTATCGATCAATTTCGTTAGAGTCCACCGAGGGGTAAAACCACCAAATTTCACTAAACGAGGAATTTAACGCAGCAAAAACTTTTTCTTTTTGACTTCGATTAAAATCATCAAAAACATAGGACCGAACCGAACAAGGTATCTTTTGCACTTGTCCTCTGAAAACGTAAAAATCTTCATATCCCATCCAATACACCGCATCATCGTGCGCTTTTGCGGCTAATGGGGACATAATGGTAGTGTTTTCAGAAATAAGGTTAATGCCAAAAGTAAACGGGGGCCCTAAAAATTGCATGGCATGAAGAGAAACATCGGTAAACACAAGGATTTGTTGCCGTGTTTCTACCGCCGTGACAATCTCTGACCCAGAACCAATCACCAAATCGCCTGCGGTATTAGTAGCCAATGTTTGCCACACCAAGGGGTTTTCTTGGTCACTAAACCTAATTAACAAAGGATCTTGTGTGCCGATGGCGTTTTCTGGGTCGCAACCAAACGCAATAACGTGCCGATCTACGTCCGATACCAAAACTTGTTTAGCAATCGTGGGAGTCGTACTGTCTGTAGACAAATCAGAAAGGGCCGTGGCCCGTGAAGAAACGCCCGAGGTCTTATCCCAATAATAAATGCCCGCATTGCGAACGTTTATTATTAAGTCTTCGCCAAAATTGTCATGAGTCCAGATACGAAGAGTGGTTGATGCCGCAGTGGCCAAAGAAGAGCCCCACGTATCTCGACCCCATTCGCCTGTTCCCCAACCGGTTCCCACCACAGAAGTGTCCAAGCCCGTGTTAATTTGATAAACGGCAACCGTAGAAGTCCCTCCGTTACCGGTATCTGCCGAAGTGGCCGTGGTCCCGATCAAAATAGTAAATTGCGTTTCGCTAACCACGGACAGTATTTGATATTCTTGATTTAACACGCTGGCAGCAACTTTTGGACCCAAGGCAACTGCGCCCGAGAAAGTAACAAAATCCCCTGCCACCGCTCCTCTTCCCGTGGGAACTCTTCCTCCCGAAGGCACATCCGTTACGGTAATAATCGAACTTCCAGTTGTCGCAGTAAACGTAGTGTCTCCCGCCGCTGCGGTGACCCGAATAGGCGTAATGTCGTAATACTCCCCACCTTCCTCAATATAATATTTGAGGTGAGTTCCTACGCCCATAAATACGGTGCCGTCTAAAGAAACAAAGGGCTTTAACGCCCTACACGTTCCTAAAAACGTGTTTTCTGTTGCCACGGCCCACCCGCCTATTTTTTCGGGAACTCCGTAACGAAAACGTATTTTGTCCCCGTCAAACCAACCTCCTTCGTTTGCATAAGAGGTCGTCTCTCGGTTAATGCCGGGGCGAAATTGTAATTTACTTAACGGCATATTTAATCACCAAGTAGATATTAGAACTCGTTTCCAAGTATTGGTGGCAACGCAAACATAAATGTAATTTGTGTCCCACGCTATTTCGCCCGCCGTCCCTGACGCGCTTGCACTAGCGGGCGTTTGCGAAGTTTGAATTAGAACATTATCCCCGGTGGTTTGTAGCGTTGTAAATGTTCCCGCACCCGGCGTAGTACCCCCTACGGTTGTACCATCAATATCCCCTGCGTCTATGTTTGCCGTGGCTAAGGTGGCGGTTCCTGTTACAGTAATCCCGGTAAATGTTCCTGCGGCGGCTGTCGAAGCGCCAATCTGCATGTTGTTAATGGTGCCTCCGCTTAGGGTGACACTAGAAAAAGAAGATGAACCGGTAGAAGTGACGTTACCCGTTACGTTGCCGGTAAGGTTACCTGTCACATTCCCCGTTAGGGCACCCGTGACGTTACCCGTTACGTTGCCGGTAAGGTTACCCGTGACATTACCCACGACATTACCCGTGACAGGGGCCGTAATATTCCCCGCCACCAAGTCTGTGAAGAGGTTAGTTACGGTGGAAGCAGTGCCGATGCCGCTAAATTTAACAACAACATCTTTTCCATCTGGGATTTCCAGATCGTTACTGGCGTTATATGTTCCTTGAAACAAGATCACCGTCTGCCCGGTGCTGTTTCGGAAATAACCTATTTTTTCAGCATTATCGGGGGTTAAGCGGACGTAGGCGGTAGCGGCTGAAGGGGCGCTGGTAAACTCAATAAACTTATTTCTGCCGTCGCTAACCGTAAAGTCCGTGATGTTTATGTCATGGGGAGAAACTACGGTTGCCGGAGAAGAAATAGCAATTTGAGCTATTCCCGCAACCGCCTGATCAATTAAATCCATGTTGGTGTTGGTCATAGTACCCCACGTACCAGACCTGTCCCCAGTGGCGGGTTTTTCTATTCCAAGATTTGTTGTTCCGGTACTTGCCATAATGACCTCTTATGCCGCAATCTCTACCCAATCTGGGCCTTGCGAAGGTGTGATTTCATTCCAAACGGGAGAAACTGGGCCGGTAACCTCTGTCCAATTTGGTCCTTGAGAAGGTATAAGTTCATTCCAAATTTCTAGGTTTACGGAACCCACTCTACCTGTGGCCGACACCCCCGTAATCAATACGTTAGTTGTAGTTAAAACGGAGACTCCACCCACCGAAGTAACTAGCCGAGGAGATTCGACTACTACTATGGCATCTCCCGTTGCAACCACTGCTCCAATTTGACCGGTGGCGGCAATGCCCGTTACCGAAACATTTGCCTGACCAGAGGCCGTAACCGATCCCACCTGACCAGAGGCCGCAATGCCCGTTACCGAGACATTCGCCGCAACAAAGACCGTAGCCGATCCCGCCTGACCAGTGGCAGCAATACCCGTTACCGAGACATTCGCCGCAACAAAGACCGTAACCGATCCCACTTGACCAGTGGCAGCAATACCCGTTACCGGAGCATTTGCCTGACCAGAGGCCGTAACCGATCCTACTTGACCCGTGGCAGCAATACCCGTTACCGCAAAGGACTCGTTAATAAGTACGGTTAAAGTGCCAACGGCTCCAGTGGCAGCAACACCTGTTACCGCAATAGCTGAAGTTGTTCCGCTTTCGCTAGAAAACGCTACTTCAGAAAAACTAGCGGAAGCAAAAGACACGTTATGCGGTCCTATTCAAACAAAATTTCATCTTATACAACACTTTTTAGCAGTAAAGATGCTCTAGCTATATCTGCATCGTAAGCTTTTTTGCAATGATCTTTGTGAAACCACAAAAACAACCAATTTATTAGGGCATACATTTTACCCCAAAACCAGTTGCTTTTTTGCCGGTAGCTTCTTCCAGACAAAGATTCGTTAGGGTTGTCACTCAAAAAAATAATTACATTAATTAATTGAGATAATGCGTCACCACAGCGCACAAAATAAGTACCAATCCTAAGAAACCAATCCCTATAGCTACCGCCAACGCGCCACATAACCATACTTCCTCTATCATTTTAATTACAGACTTTGAGCCAACGTAAACAAAGCATCAATCTCTTCTTCTGACATTCCTAGTACGGGCATAAGACCTACAACGAGGGGAGACAGGCGCTCTACTTCAGAGCCATATTCCCACTCTACACCTGCGGCCTCTCGCTGACCCTCTGGTAAACTTGCAATTGCCGCATCAACGCTAGACAACAACCCTTGCTGTAGCAAAGCCAGCCTAGCTTGTCGCATTGTTACAACCATTTCTGGACGATACTCTTCTGGTGTAGCATCTCGTCCTATCCACGTTTGCCACCACTCTCCGTCACGGTTTTCAATAGTACCCGCCTGAACAACATCAAAACCTTCTGGGTAATCATCTTGGTTTAAAACATAAACACCAAAATCAACAAGAGATTCTGCGGAAGGTGGGAACGTAAAAGAAACATTAGGATTAGCAGAACGTAACTCCTCAAAACTATAACGAACCGGAGTACCGTCTTGTATTTTTACATAACTCATTTGTAGCCTCTTGTCTTAAACGCGGTCGAAGGTATTACCAAAAGTTCCACCAATTCCGTTCCCTTGCCTTGTTCTCTCTCTAACCTCCTTGTACCAAGTTGCCGTACTAGGGGTGGGGTATGGCGCTCTGTAAGTACCCGCAACAAAATTAGTAAGATCAGGAAAATTGCCTTGAAATGTTCCATAGCCGCCTCCTGCACCACCATATACGTTAGTGCTGGAGGCATCGCTCGAGCCAGTGCCTAGTAGAACTAAATTAGAGGTACTACCTCTTCCCCCCGCTTGAACCCATAATTTAATATTGCCAACAGATACATCGGCCGTTAAATAAAAAGTATTAAAACGCCCTATATACGGAGTAATGACTACTTCTACTTTTGCGGCTGACGGGCGGTTTGTAGACCAGCTTTCCGCCCCGCTGTAAGCTCTAGCCCTCATCTTTACTGTTGTTCCGTCACCGTATACACCCCAAGACATTCCCCTACTCGCACCAGCTTCCATAATAAGCCCACGGTCGCTTAGGGTCGTAAACTCTGTATCAAGGGCCATGCAAAAATCTTGGCTGTTGCTAGATAATCCAGCGCGTAGGCTAGGGAAACTTGTTACCGTTGCGGTAGGAGAGCCGTAAGGAGACTCGTAATCAAAACCTGAACCCGCCGCTCTGAGCATTCTACTTCTTAGCATTAAGTAGCACCTACATAAGCGCCATAAAGCGTCCC